CCGGCTCACCGCAAACAGCAATACAAAATGAATTGATAGCAGATGCACAGGCATCCGGCAACGGAAGCCCAAATCCAACCAATGCTGCTTGGATTACCAAAGAAGTCGAGTTGACGGCAGATGTTACATACACGATGTCCTGGAACTATGTCGGTACTGACTATGTTCCATTTAACGACGGCTCGATAACTTCCCTTGTTCCGGTGACGGTTGGGTCAACTCCAGTAATAAAAGTTAACAACTACACAGCACAGTATGCACTTTTGGGATTTACAAATCCAGGAACTGGCGACTACTCGGTTAATTCATACGGTTCAACTGGCTGGCAAACCTCCACTTATGAAGTTTCCGTAACCGGAACATACAAACTTGGATTTGCATCTTTCAACCTTGGCGACACCGCATTGTCTCCAGTGTTAATGATTGATGATACGGCTGGCGTAACAAATCGTTGCGCCACAGATGGAAGCAATTGCACAACATTTGGTGGCGTGCAGCCAAATAATGAAACTGCCCCTGCAATTGAAACGACTACAACTACGACTACTTCCACAACTACTACTGTTCCGCCGACTACAACAACGACGGTTGCGCCATATTACAACGCAGTCACAAATCTCACTGCTGTAGCAAACGCAGATGGAAGCATAGACCTTGACTGGGATGCTCCAGCATCAAGCAACTTAAATGTCTACGGCTACTCAGTTAGTTTTTACGACCTTGATGAAATTGGCGGAACAACGTCAGGTGGCTGGGGTGTGTGGACTAATCAAGGCACCAACTACTCGCTAAGTACTGGAATGTTTTCTGGAAGCAACCCCGTAACTACTGGATTTGGACCTGTGCGCTTTGGCATTAAAGCGGGAAATCAAAGTTGCTTCTCTAGTGAAGGCGTAGGTCCGTGTGCATACGGACCCGAAGTAACTGTTGATGCAACTGTTATTGACCCTAATTCATCAACGACTACGACTACAACTACAACTACGACTACAACAACGACAACTACGACTGTTTATGTTGCCCCTCAGACCACGACGACTGTTCCTCCCGTGGAGACAACGCCTCCCCCGACAACCACTGTTCCTGAGCCAGAAGAGACCGAGCCTGGAACGACTGTGCCTGATGAGACTGATACGACTCTTCCCGATGAAGACGAAGAGCCTTCAGTAACGACACCCACGACTTTACCGCCTCAAGAAGAAGACGAAACAACAACGACTACTCCGATTGAGACTCAGCCTGATGAGGAGCAAACTCTTCCACTTGATGAAGAAGCAGGACAGCAAGAAGAGCCACAGACGACAGAACCAGAAAACCAAGAAAGCCAAACAGAATCAGAATCCCCACAAGATGAAACTGTAACAGAAATAGTTGAGGAACTAGATGCAGTTCTTAATGATGATGCTTCGGCGGAAGAAATCATTGAGGCTGTTGGGGAAGTTCTAGAATCAATCACTGACGAAGAGGAATTGGTCGCCGTCGTAGGGGCCATTCTTGACTCAATTTCAGAAGACAAGCCAGTTGAAGAACTCACAGAGGAAGAAAAGGAGAAGATTGTCGCTGTGGTTGAGGCGGTCTTAAGCGCTGGTGTTGATTCCTCGGTGGCTGCAGAGTTGGCCTCTAGCGCAGCCGTACTTGAGTCCATAGATTCCTCCCAAGCAGAGGCGGTCTTTGAGCAGGTATCCGCAGAAAGCCTTAGCGATGAGCAGGCAGAGGCAGTCGTAGAGGCCGTCCAGAGCGCTCCAGAAGCCATTAGAGGGGTGTTTGAAGAGGTTGTGGACCTATTCCAGGGTGCATTTGATAATTACACGATGCTGGGCCAAACCATCGATGTTGGACAGCGTCGTACCGTCGTTGCCGCAAGCCTGCTCACGGCATCCGCAGCCGCGCTGAGCGCCAGTGGTCCAATCGGGCCAAGTTCCGGTGGTTCCGGTGGCCCTAGCGGTTCTTCTCCGACTACAAAGCAAGACACAGCCACTAGACGGAATGAAGAGGAAGAATCTGAGGCTGCTGGCGAAATTGCCGGCGACGGTCTGGATTGGATTAAGAGTATAAGTATTTACAGATATGTAAATGGGGTGAAGGTTATGAACTGGAAAGCATTTATCAAGAAGTTCGTCTACGGCTTGCTCAACATGGGCTTTACGATTGCTGGCTCACTTGTTGTGTATTTAACTTTGTCTGGGCCTATTCAGAGAATTGCTGGAGTATCAACAGTTCTGGCAATCGCCGCCGCCATGTATTTGCACATGAAAGAGCCTGAAGAAGGCTGATTGACGCTAGACTAAGCGCACCGAATACCCCCAACCCAAAGAGGTGCAAATGCAACCAGAACTAGATGTTCTCGATATGGCCAAGCGCGAGTGCAAAGGCTTGGCAACAGACCATGAAATTGAATGGCTTCACGCCGAAGAAAATCGGCTGGCATGGTGCCATGCGCTAATTACAGCCTTGTCAGATAGCGAGTCTCAGGTTGTGTTCCACAAGAGCCGGATTGACATGATGGCAAAAGATGTGGAACTCGGCATCAAAGACGCAAATGACTACTACGAAGAAAAGCAAAAGTTTGACGAGTGGGTCCGCAAATCCCAGCGGTACCGGAACGGGATTAGTAAGCGCCTCTCCGAAGTAAAAACGATACTTGCCGACACAACTTCGCTAGACCTCGTGGAAGAAAACGCCAAACTTTACAAGGCGATTATTGAACACAAGCGCGCGTCGTTTGAGGGCGAGTACACAGCAGAACCGCACGACATCAGGCTATGGTCGACAGTCCAGGCATAACAAATGCCTACGATGTAAAGCCACTAGCAACGGCATTTAGAAAAATTGCAGGTCTGTGCGATGGCGCAGAGCAGCAGGATGGTGTTGGTTTCAGTAAGGCAGATTCTCGTTTCGGGGCGCTCGCTTCGTTGCTTCCGGACACAAAGTGGTCGCCAGCAATTTCGTACATAGCCTGGACGGTTCTTGGACGTTATGTTGGCCAACTCAAAAGTCATGGAATTGACTATGACCAAATAGTTCCGCCCCCAAGACCCAAGAATTATTTAGGTGCAGATGCAACATCAATAATGTCAGAACTTCGCCAAAAGGGAGTCAATAGGGTCTCAACAAATGGCGAAGTGTTTGCTATTGAGTGCGAGTACGATGAGCAACTGATAGGCGAACTACAAAAAATACCTGGCGCCCTATGGAACCAAGAAGCAAGCATGTGGCTGGCTCCGCTCTCAAGCAAAGAGCAGGTAGCGTCTTTGATAAAGCAGTACAAGTTCAACACAACGAAAGAATTCGATGATATGAAAATAGTTGCAGAAGAACAAACCGTAGATACGACCAGAACAATAACGGTCTCAAAGAGCGGCCGTCTTGTCTTTGAGTTTCCCTACGACCAAGATATTGTTGCTGAAATCAAGCAACTTCAAGGTCGCTTGTGGGATGTAAAGAAGCGGGTATGGACAGCCCCGCCCTCGCTGAGCGCAGTTGAGATTGCAGACAAATACGGGTTTTCGATTTCCAAGTCCCTGCGCGACACGCTGCTAAAGGCAGCAAAGCGCGAAACTGAATTGCTTGAGGCGTCCACATCTACCGATGCAGATGTGGTAATCCCCACTCTTTCTGGAACTCTTATGCCTTATCAAAAGGCCGGAGTTGCATATGCATCAACAGTTGGAAGGTGTCTTATCGCTGACCAGATGGGTCTTGGCAAGACGGTTGAGGCGATTGCAACGCTGGAATCAAAGGATGCATTCCCGGCAATCATCGTGTGCCCTGCATCCCTGAAGGAAAACTGGCGCAGAGAGTTTGCAAAATGGCTGCCCCACAGAACGGTCAATGTTGTATCTGGGAAAACTGATATTGTTTCATGTGATGTGAACGTGGTGAACTACGACATTCTGTATAAGTTTGTTGAGCCAATCAAGCACCTAGAACCAAATGGACTGATACTTGATGAGTCGCACTATGTAAAAAATGCGACATCAAAACGTGCCAAGGCAGCAAAAGATATTGCCGCTTCGGTAAGCAGGTCTGGCGCAGTTCTTCTTTTGTCCGGAACTCCAGTTATGAACCGACCAGCAGAACTTGTATCTCAGTTGGAGATTATGGGAATGCTGAGTCGCTTTGGTGGTAAGTGGTCATTCCTGAAACGGTATGCAAATGCTCATCACAATGGATTTGGCTGGGATACCGGTGGTGCCAGCAACCTTGTTGAACTGAATACAAAACTCCGTCAGAACTGCTACATCCGCAGAACAAAAGACGAGGTGCTACAAGAACTTCCAGACAAGGTGCGAAATGTCGTTCACCTTGATGTATCCGGTGCTGGATTCAAGGACTACAGAAATGCAGAAAATGACCTTGTCTCATTCCTAAGCGCAAACGGCTACAAAGCAAAAGACTCATCTGAACATCTGGCCAGAACGCAGGTTCTAAAAAAACTTGCGGCGTGGGCAAAGATGGACGCGGTAGAAGAGTGGATTGATTCTTTCTTGGAGTCATGCGACCGCAAACTTGTTGTGTTCGCCCACAACGTTGATGTAGTTGACCACCTTTCAAGCAAATACGGAGGCTTTAGGGTTTCCGGTCGCGACACGCTCGAAGAGCGACAGCGCGCAGTTGACGCTTTTCAAAATGACAAGGAAGCACGAGTGATTGTTCTCAACTTGCAGGCTGGTGGAGTTGGTATCACACTTACTGCTGGTTCAGACGTTGTGTTTGTTCAAATGGGCTGGACGCCAGGCGAGCATGACCAAGCAGAAGACCGCTGTCACCGAATCGGTCAAAAGAACAATGTGCAAGCGTGGTACCTACTTGCCGCAGACACGATTGACGAAGATATCTATGACCTCGTTGATGCAAAGAGAAAAATCGTTGATGCAGTTACAGAAGGTGATGAAGTTGAGCAGCAATCTGTTGTCAAAGATTTGATGAAGAGGCTTTTGGCTAAAGCAGAATAAATCGGACCATAGTCCGGCTATACGACTCCTTAGTTGAGACTGTTAGTGGCGTTATGCCCAAACAAAGGAGTCATCATGGACAAGAAGAACCAGACAATCGACCAAGTCGTTAAGGGTGGCGCACTCGGCGTCGTTGTTTACCTTTGCGACAAGTACAACGTCGACCCAACACTCACGGCTCTTTTGATGCCGCTTGCTGCCGCCGTTTTTGCATGGGCGAGCACAAAGGTTGGCGACCCGTCGGTTGCCTCGTTCCTTGCGAAAAAGGAGGAAGCCAAGAAATAGGTATCGCTACCTCGGTGTGTGCGCTCAGTGCGTAAACACTCCGCTGGGCGCACACTCTGGCTGAATAATTATGGAACTCATCAAAAATGTAATTCTGCGAATCTTCGCAACTTTCGTTGTGACCGGTCTCGGAGTCATTGGCGCAGGCACCATTGCTGGCGTATCAATGGAGAAGGCCGTATTTATGGCAGGAATCGGCGGCGTGGCGAATGTTCTTGAAGGCTTGGCTCGTGCTTTCCTTACTGACGGAAAACTGTCTGAAGATGAAGTGAACCAGGTGTTTGCAAAAGTTGAACAAGAAAATCCAGCACACCAATAGGAGATAGAAGATGTCCGAACTGTACATTGACAAACTGACGCCACCAAAGGATGTTGCCGGACACAAGCCAGGAAGATTGCCAGATGGACTTCTTTCCAAAGTTGATGGTGGACGCCTGCACTGGCTCGCCGCAAATGCTTGGAAGGCACTCAAGGCCGCTGCTGCTGCGGAAGGCGTTGAACTTAAGCCAACATCTGCCGGCGACCTGTATCGTTCGTACGATGCACAACTCAAGGTGTTTCTTGAGCGCTATACAAAAGAGCCGAACGGCAATAGCACACGCACATTTGAAGGTGTGAAGTGGTACAAGAAGTCTGAAAAACTTGCCAGCCTTGCGGCCCCAGGCACATCTCAGCACAATAGCGGTTTGGCTGTTGACGTTCATACGGCAAGTGGTGAGCGCCTCAAGTGGATGATTGCAAACTGTCGCAAGTTTGGCTGGAGTTGGGAAGTGGTGCCAGAAGAACCATGGCATATTCGTTATACCAAAGGCGATGATGTTCCAGAAGCCGTAAAGGCATGGATGGACGCAAATCCTGCCGAAGTGTGCAAGCCAGGTGAAGTTGCAGCACCAGCAGCAGAACCTGCTGCAGCCCCTCGCCCCATCACAACACCAGCCGTTGCTCCGCAGAGCGGTGGAGAGCCTGTCAAGAGGGGAAAAGCAAACGCGGCGTCAAATCCGATTTTGCAGGTCGGCTCAAGCGGAGCCGCAGTAAGAACTCTTCAGCAACTCCTGAACAAAGCAGGAGTAAAGTGCGCAACAGACGGCGACTTCGGTCCAAAGACTGAACAGGCCGTGAAGGAGTTCCAGAAGAAAGTTGGTCTGGAAGAAACGGGCATTGTCAATCACAAGACTTGGGCGAAAGTAAATCCGTAGAGAATACTTCATCTATACATATAAACCTGTGAGACTTTACCCGTTCACGAAAGTGAATAACTAGCAGAACAAAGGAGTCATAACAATGGCTGCATCCACATCAACAATTTCATTTGACGTTCATGACTGCAAGGTCTACCCCGTCACAGCAGATGCCACTGGTGGCATCACTTACGGCGCAGCCGTCGACGTTCCTGGTATCCAGGAAGTCTCGGTTGAGCCAAACTTCATCTCGGTTGAGTTGAAGGGTGACGGAAAGGTTCTTGCCAAGAAGGGTAAGGTCGACCGTCTCAACTTCTCCGCAACATACAGCGAATTGAGCCTCGATGTTCTCGCAACCATCTTCGGTGGTTCGACAACGACATCGGGCAGCGGTTCGGCTGAAGCAGCGGCTTACGAGTTCGATGGCGACACCCTTCCGTACTTCAAGATTGAAGTCTTGGTCAACGACCTTGAGTCCGACCTTGCAGAAATGGTCTTCACGCTGAACAAGTGCCAGATTACTGGTGGCACGATTATGTCCGGCTCGACAGACAACTTCTCGACACCGTCGTTTGACGCCGAAGCAATCCTCCCGATTGCAACAGGTATCGGCTTCGGAACAGTCACGCTCCGCGAGGCTGCATCGGGTCTTTCCGCCTAATAACTGAATAGTTCTGCTGGCGTTCACGCCAGTCTTGGGGTGTGTGTGGCCCCAAGACTGGCGTTTGCGCATGTATGGGCACTTGTGTATGCTGTCAACATGGACTATTCACCTACAATATTGAAAAACAAAGGAATTCCTTGCGAATTCGCAAAAACTGTAAAGGTTGGAGATTCTTGGGAAAGGGTCTTGACCGAAGATGGGGAAATCGAAAAGGTCATTTACCATATCAAATTCACCAATAACAGCATCTCCGATGTTGAAATTCACTTTGGTGGACTTGAGGCATGGCAAGAAAAACTGGAGAAATTCCCAGTGACTACAGTTCGTCAAACCTTTTCATTCTTGTTGAAAAAGGACATTCTTGAAATTGGCGAAGCGATGCTTGATGGGGAGGTGGTTATGTACTCCAACGTGATTGGAACATCTTGGTCCGTTGCAAATGGCGTGGACCCTTCGATAGCGAGTCTTATGCTCAGGCAAAGCGTAGGGCTCGCAGACGCTCAAAAGAAGTCGCTAAACGAGGAACTGGCCAAAACGCTAAGCACGAATACAGCATCCCCTGGCACCAGTGGTACGGACTCTGGTCCCAAACGGGCCAGTCGCTCGAAGTCTTCTGGGAACTAAGCCCAGCACAAGTTATATGCGTTTTTGAAGCAAAAGGCTGGATGAAGAAGCGCGCAGGTACTGAGCAACTTATGGCATTTGCTGCTCAAATGGGGCTGGCCGTAGACAAGAAGTAGACAGTCAGAAAATTTGACATTTGCGAAGCATGTGAGAAAATAATTATATGCCAGCAACGCCGTCAGCGGGTGGGGTAACGCCCCTCAACGTAACAATTCGAATCACCACAACTGGTGTTCGTTCGGCAACAAGCGGCATGAACGCTGTTACTGGCGCGAGCAGGGCAATGACGCGCGGAATGGGTCAAGGAGTAATTACAGCGCGAACACTCGGCGACTCAATGCGAATGACCGCATCGCTGATGAAATACACCGTAGCCGGTGGTTTTATGCAAATTGGAAAAGCCGCAGTTCAGGCTTTTAGAAATTTTGAAACATCCTTTGCCCGAATTAGAGGCTTGGTAGGAGTCAGCGCTGATTCGGTAGAAAGGATGAAAGAAGGCGTTCTTGATTTGGCGGGAGCGACAACTAAGGGTCCAGAAGAACTAGCAGAAGCACTTTACTTTATTACCTCGGCTGGTTTGCGTGATGCTGATGTTGCGATGTCGGTTCTTGAATCATCGG